AATAATAGTCACCGGATCAGCACAAATATCAAACAATGCATTTGACGCTACTAGTTATTCGTATATAATGACAACAGTTGCCACAGGATCTGTTGATACAACAACATGGAATATTCCCTCCGCCACCACTGACAGAATGTTTTATGTACACTCCGCTGAACAGTATACAGGAGCTAGTATTACAGGCGGATCTGACTATTTGCAAATAAAAACGGATTTAACTGGAATAGGAACTATAGCATGGCACGAAACAAATGACAAACCACATTATAATCATTCATTTTTAATTCCAGCCGGAATTGCATGTGTCGTTACTTTTATTAAAGGCGCAAACACCGTAGCTTCCTCCGGCGTCTATCTAGAATGGCTAGGTCACTCTATAAAGTTAGGAGGTTAGAATATATTCTAATCATATTTATTAAAATAACATGTTAACTATCATATGCAAACAACTAAAACAACAATACTTTTTCCAGGCGGATTCAAACCATTAACCGGAGCACATTTAGCATTAGCACAACGTTATGCTGAAGATCCTGCAGTTGACCAAGTAATTCTTTTGATTGGACCAACAGAGCGAGAAGGAATTTCTCGCAATAAAACAATTGAATTATTCAATCTATTAAATTCTGATCCAAACATTGAAATACAGTCAACTGAATTTAATTCTCCAATAACAGCCGCATATGAATATCTTTTTGCATTACCAAAAGATGCAACGGGACGGTATGCCATGGCAGCTTCAACTAAAGGCAATGATTATGTTCGCGCTAAAGACTTTGTTCCAAATGTAGATAAGTATGCTACAATTGGCGATAAAAAAGGCCGTACGATTCCTAGCGGTATTGATGCAATTGAATTAAATGTTAATGTTGATCCATTAACATATAATAACGGAGAACCAATATCAGCAACAATTGTTCGACAATCAATTCAAGATAATGATTATGATACATTTCGTTTATCATATCCACAATTTGAAGATGCACTAGTTAAAAATGCATGGCAAACACTTAAAGGAGTTCAAGAAGCAACTGTATTTAGTAAAGATTGGTGGACTTCATCATTGCAAGAAGAAGTAGATGAAGTTTTTGAAGCAATAATGAATCCCAAGGAAAAAGATCGGCATGAATCGAAAATTAATCATTTGCGTTCATTCTTAGAAAAACATCGAGGAGAATCATTTGTATATGATTTTGATAATTTTGCTAAAACAGTTGTTGGTGCTAAATTAATAGAATCAATAATTGTAGAAAATTATATTACACGAGATGAATTAAAACAAATAGAACCAGTAATTGATAGATTTTTTAAACGTTTCGGTATCGATGTAGATTTTCAAGGTAAATTTACTCACTTCATTGAACGTTTAAACGATCCTAGAAATGAAGGAACTATTAGATTAGATGATTTAGAAAACTTATTCAAAGACTTATCAGACGAATATGGCGAAAAAATTGTACAACAATTCCAATCTGGAAATCCTACTGCGGTAGAATCTGATTATCAATTTGATGTTCCATTACATATGCCATTCCAATTAGAGTTTGATCGTCAGTTAGGTCAGATTAAATTGATTCCTCGCACTATTAAAGCACAACGTAAACAATGGCAACCAAATAATCCTAATGATGTAATTTATAAAATTGAATCAGTGATGCCTAGAAGTAATAATAGAATTCAATCTGAATCTAAACTTATTACTGAAGGTGGCGCGGCGGGACATATGGCGCATCCATGGGATGATCACGGATTAACTTTTAATGACATAAAAGAAATTGTGTCTAGAGCATTAGAAGGACGTTTAGATATAGAGCAAGCAGTAACTGAAAAGACTGATGGACAAAATATTTTTGTAACTTGGAAAAACAATGAAATTGGTTTTGCTCGAGGATCCGGAACTATAATTAATCCAATGACAACGTCTGAAATTATTGCAGATTTCCAACGCAAACAACAAAAAGCAATTGCAGAAAAAGGAGCTGAAGCGGGAGCAAATTATCAACCGGTAGTAGATGCATATCAGGCTTGTGCTGAAGATTTGACAGAAGCATTTACCGCTATTCCTGAAAATACGTTGAATCAAATATTTAAAAACGGCCGAGTATTTGCTAACATGGAAATTATTTATCCGGCAACTAAAAATGTAATTGCATATGATAAAGCTCATTTACAATTTCATAATTTGGTTGAATATGATGAAAAAGGAAAAGTAATTGAAACTGATTTAACCGGCGGAGCAACCATGCAAAAAATCATTCAAGATGCAAATGCACATATGCAAAAAACATTTTCTTTTATTCCGCCGCAACGTATTAAATTGGGTCGAGTATATGATTTTGAAGATCAGCAAGCAGCATTCTTTAATGAGATTGCACAATTACAAACAAAATTTAATCTTAAAGAGACAGATTTAATCAGCGAATATCACAAATCATGGTGGCGAGATGTTATCAAATCAAAAGCCCAACAATTGGGATATGATATTACAGACGAGTTGGTTGATACATTGATGTATCGATGGTCATTTAATGATAAATCAACAAATATATCCATACTTAAAAAACAAATTGCAAATCCTGAATTTTTAGCATGGGTTGATGAGTTTGATAAAAAAGATTTCAAACAATACAAAAAACAAAATTTAGAACCATTTGAATCAATCTTTTTGCGTCTAGGAGTTTTGGTATTACAAAATGCAACCAATTATCTAGCAGCAAACCCAGACCAAACGGTTCAAGAAATAAAAACAGAATTAGCGCAACTTATCAAAGATTTGCAAGCCAAAGGTGATGTTGCTACAATACAAAAATTGGAGCAGGAACTAAGACGCATACAAAAACTAGGAGGCTTCGATGCAATTGTTCCAACCGAAGGAGTTGTATTTACATTTCAAGGCAATACATATAAAATGACAGGAGCATTTGCCCCAGTTAATCAGATTCTAGGAGTATTGAAATATACTCGATAACATATTTATATAAAATAGGATATTATAATGGCTGAAAAACACAAAAGCAAATACAAAAAACCAGAAAACAAAAAATTAACACCACGTAAAGATCTTAAAGATTATACAATGGATGATAAAGATGGCAAATCAAATCCAAAATCTTCAGGTGAAAAATTACCTATCATTTTGCGTAAAACAGACAAAGAAGTAATAGATAATGGAAATCTAGTTCCTAAGTATGAAGCAGATGATCGTTTATATAAAGATCTTGAAGATGCTGACTATGATTCTAAAACAGCATTAAAACGATTAACAAAGCGTCAAAATGATGAAGCTAAAGATGTTAAAGATGTCATTAAAGATAAAATTGAAAACTTAACGAGAGAACAAAAAGAACGTTTAGTTAGAGAATATATTCGTAGGAAGATTGAAAAAGTTTTATACGAGCAAGAAGAAAAGCCAGAAGATGCTCCTGCAGAAGAAGCACCTGAAGCTCCAACACCTGAAGCTCCAACACCAGAAGCACCAGCTCCTGAAACAACACCGACTGCACCAGAGGCGGCCGCAGAAACTCCTGCACCAGAAACACCAACTGAAGAGCCAGCCCCAACTGAAGAACCTGCAGCAGATAACGCTGAAAAAGAATTAGATCCTGAAGCAAAAGAAGCGTTAGCTGTACAAAGATTTGTTGATCATTTAAAAGGCGAAACAGGAAATATTGCTAGGATTAAAGCAATATCAAAAGTTATTAATGCAACAATGCGTGAAGCAGAACCAGAAGATTATACTAATTTTTATGAGTTACTTCGTTCATTAGCAATTAATAAACTTTCAACGGGAAATAAATCTAAAAAATAAATAATGTCTAAAAAGTTACAAAATGTTAAAGCTGTACAACAAATGTTGGATGGCACCCACAAGTTTCAAACAAAAAAAACTGTAGGATTTTCGGATGCAACAGCGGTTGCAAAGAAAAACGATCGTCACGAAATTGGCGACATATGGGAAGAAACAAATTCATCAACAGGAATCACACACATCATTGAGCAAAAAGATGGCTTTCGTATACGCAAGTCAAAAGGCACAGATGTATTGCAATCAGTCCGAGATGAATTAAAATCATTTCCTAATTGTAGAAAAGATACATGTACATGTTTAGGTACACATCATATAGATCAAAAAATGCGTAAAGTGCATGGAATGTGTTTTGATTGTACAATTGATATGGAACATGAATTAAAAAAAGCTGGAACATATGAAGAATATGAGCAAAATAAAATTCGTGAAAATGCACTTGCATGGTTAGAATCCGCAGAGCGAGATGTTAAAATGTTAAAAGACGCATATACAACCGCAGCACAATTTGTTACAAATTCCGAAGGCGAACAAGAATCTTGGTCCGCAAAAATGACTCCAGAAGAATTTGAAGATACAATACAAAAACAATTTGATATTTTTAAAGAAAATTTTTTAAACAAACTAAATAACAAGGAAACAAATGAAAACAATTAAAAAATATTGGGCATTTATAGTAGGAGCAATAGTTGCTATTATAGGTATTTTTGCAGTAACATCATCAAAACTTACTAGTAAAAAATTAAGAAAAACTGCAAAACAAATTGATGATAATGATTCGTCAATTGATAAATTGCAAGGCAAAATAGAAGTAGTAGAAGAAACAAGAATTAAAACAAAACAAGATTTAGTAGAACAAACAGCAGCAATTGCTGATTTGCAAGAAGCTAAAGACAATTTAATTGTTGAAGAAGTTCCAATTGAAGATGCCAAACAAAATATTTTAAAAAATGTGCGTCGAGCAAAAAAACAAACAAAATGAAAAAGCTATTAATTATATTATTGTTTCCACTAATATCATTTACTCAAACAAAAAAGCAATTACCTGATACATGTTTTACTCAACAAGAACTTGCTGATATATCATTTGTATTAGATTCACTTTGGACAGCTGATGATATTAATAACAATTTAATTAAATCATATGATACAGCATTTCGCACACAAAGCACTTTGATTAAATTAGATTCAGTACAATTACAATATAAAAACAATCAAATTAAATTGTTGCAAGAAAACATTGATTTATATGTAAGTAGAGAAAAATTATTACAACCAAAATGGTATGATAAAAAAGGTTTATGGTATGGCGCAGGATTTCTATCAGCATTAGGCACCGGCATATTAATAAATCAACTTATAAAATAAATACAATGTCTGCAAACATAAAACAAATAATACAGCAACAGTACATGATGTGTGCTAAAGATCCTGTATTTTTTATGCGTAATTATTGTTATATACAACATCCTAAACGAGGAAAGATTAAATTTAATCTATTCCCTTTCCAGGAAGATTCATTAACTGAATTGCGTGATAATCGTTACAATGTAATATTAAAATCACGACAGTTAGGTATATCAACATTGGCAGCTGGATTTGCTTTATGGAGCATGTTATTCAACGAAGACTTTAACGTATTAGTTATTGCAACAACACAAGAAGTAGCAAAAAACTTGGTAACAAAAGTTCGTGTCATGCATGACAATTTGCCTAGTTGGTTAAAAGGTACAGTTGATGCAGACAATAAACTATCATTAAAATTTAAAAACGGTTCGCAGATTAAAGCAGTATCGTCTGCCGGAACAGGAGCACGATCTGAAGCATTATCATTATTAATAGTTGATGAGGCTGCATTTATTCGAAACATTGAAGAGATATGGATTGCATCTCAAGCAACATTATCTACGGGTGGTGGAGCAATAGTATTATCTACTCCAAACGGAGTTGGTAATTGGTTTCATCAAACATGGGCTGACGCAGAAGCAGACATTAATGGATTTCATACAGTTAAACTACATTGGACAGTTCATCCAGAACGCGACCAAGATTGGCGAGATGAACAAACTCGTTTATTAGGTGAACGTGGCGCAGCACAAGAATGTGATTGTGACTTTGTTAGTTCAGGTCATACTGTAGTTGATGGCCCATTATTATTGGAATATGATGCATTGACTGAAGATCCAATTGAGCGACGAGGCTTTGACGGAAACTATTGGGTATGGGAATATCCGGACTATACTAGAGACTATTTAGTAGTAGCTGACGTTGCGCGAGGAGATGGCGCAGATTATTCTGCATTCCATGTTTTTGATGTACAAGATGTACGTCAGGTTGCTGAGTACAAAGGAAAAATTCCTCCTAATGAATTTGGCAACATGCTAGTAACGGTTGCAACAGAATGGAACAATGCATTATTAGCAATTGAAAATGCAAATATTGGTTGGGCAGCAATTCAACCGGCATTAGATAGAGGATATCAAAATCTACATTATACATATAAAGACGATGGATATACAGATGCCGATGTACAATTGAAAAAAGGATATGATATGAAAGATAAGGGCCAAATGGTTCCTGGAGTATCAACTACAACTCGTACAAGGCCATTAATGATTTCTGCATTAGAAATGTATATGCGTGAACGAACTCCTATAATTCGTAGTAAACGACTTATACAAGAACTACTAGTATTTATTTGGCTTAATGGTAAAGCCCAATCACAAAATGGATATAATGATGACTTAGTAATGTCATTTTGTATTGGTCTTTGGTTGCGCGATTCAACTCTTAAATTACGACAACAAGGAATTGAGCTCAATAAAAAAGCACTTTCATCATTTCAAAAAACAAGTCCAGTTATATATACAGGCAACAAAAATAACACCGATAATGGATGGTCGTGGAACAACGGCCGAGATGATGAATCATTAACATGGCTTATCAAATAAAAAAAAACATACATGGTTCTATCGATAGTTATATTTATATAAAAAAGATAATATGGCGTCATTAAGAAAACGTTTACAGAATTTATTTAGTACCAATGTGGTTGTTAGAGCATATGGTAAAGATCAGCTACGAGTAGTTGATACAAACCGATTACAGTCAGTAGGTAATTTAAGTCAAAGTAAAGTTGCAGATAGATATACTCGTCTGCACGGAGCAAATAAACATCGTGTCGGCGGAAATGGCGGATATGATTCAAATTATTATATGCATCAAAATCGTCTGCAATTATATGCTGACTATGAAATGATGGATAAAGATCCAATTATATCTTCAGCATTAGATATATATTCAGATGAATCTACATTAGCTGATCAATTTGGTGATATTTTAACTATCAGAACTAATAAAACACAAATACAAAAAATACTTTATAATTTATTTTATGATGTTTTGAATATTGAGTTCAATTTATGGACTTGGATTCGTAACATGACAAAATATGGTGATTTCTTTTTAAAGTTAGATATTGCTGAAGAAATTGGAATTTTAAATGCACGTCCATTTTCAAGTTATGAAATGGAAAGATGGGAAGAATATAACCAATCTACTGGAGAATATGAAATCAAATTCAAAAACGTTGCGTCAGAACAAATGACATACGATGTGTTTGAAGTAGCACATTTCCGCATGTTATCAGATTCTAACTTTTTACCATATGGTAGATCCATGTTAGAAGGAGCTAGAAAAGAATTTCAAAAATTGATGATGATGGAAGATGCAATGCTTATTCATAGAATAATGCGCGCACCTGAAAAACGTATTTTTAAAATTGATATTGGTAATATTCCTACAAATGAAGTAGATTCATTTATGGAACAAATTATCAATAAAATGAAAAAGATTCCACACGTTGATCCACAAACTGGAAATTACAATTTAAAGTTTAATATTAACAACATGTTGGAAGATTATTATCTACCAGTTCGTGGAGGTCAATCATCTACAACAATTGATACATTACCGGGTATGACATTTACAGGAATGGATGACATTGAATATATTAGAACAAAGATGATGTCAGCCCTAAAAATTCCAGCACCATTCTTAGGGTATTCAGAGGCAGTTGAAGGTAAATCTACATTAGCATCAATGGATATTCGTTTTGCTAGAACAATTGAACGTGTACAAAAAATTGTATGTTCTGAGCTTGTTAAAATTGCAATTATACATTTATATGCTCAAGGATTTGAAGGAGAAGATTTAGTAGGATTTGAATTAGAATTAACAGCACCGTCAATTATTTATGATCAACAAAAAGTTGCATTAATGAATGAAAAAATAACTTTAGCAAATGCAATGAAAGATTCAAAATTAGTTTCTGATAAATACATATATGAGTATATTTTTAATATGTCTGAAGATCAATGGTTGCAAGAAAGAACAAATGTTGTTGAAGATTTAAAACTTAGATTCCGTCAAAATCAAATTGAACAAGAAGGAAATGACCCAGCAATCACAGGAACATCATTTGGAACACCGCATGATTTAGCATCAATACATATGAGTAGCAACGATGTTGGAGAAAAAGATAAGGGCGGCCGTCCAAAAGAAGGAATTAAATTTGGCCAACATAAAAATGAATTTGGTTGGGATCCTACCGGAATCAAAGGAATTAAACAAGAAATTAATCCTGAGCACCAAAAAACAACATTCCAACCCGATACTAATTTTAAAAATAGAGCAGGCGCAGTTGCAGTAGAACATCATGATATATTAAAACAAATAAAGTCAAAAAATAAAGGTGCGTCAATTATTACAGAATCATTAAAATCTAATAAGATAAGTGAAACAGATACCGATGCAGGTACATTATTAGATGAAAACAACATTTTGTAATTATAAACATATTTATTAAAAACACAAGGCATCGTATATACATGAAGAAATTAAAACATTCAAAATATAAAAATACGGGTATATTATTTGAAATGTTGGTTAGGAAACTAACATCTGAAACATTAACATCAAATAAATCAGTAACTATTGATATTATTAAAAAATATTTTGGCCGAAATACTGAATTATCTAAAGAATTACAATTATACAATTCATTAGTTAAAGAACAGTTTCGAAGTGAAGCTCAAGCATTAGATTATATACGGACTGTTAAAGGCGCATATGATAAATTAAATCAAAGTGTGTTAAAACGACAACGTTACAATTTAGTAAAAGAAATCTCAGATAAGTTTGTGTTTCCGGATATGTCAAAAATGCATATCAATAACTATAAAGTATTAGCGTCTATTAACATGATATTTGAATATGCAGAAAATGAAAATCCTAAACAGTTATTAGAATGTAAAAATGTAATAATTGATCATAATTTAATTACAGAACGAGTTGCACCAAAAAAAGATGAATTAATTGAATCATTTACATCGCAACCAAAAGATATGCGTTTATTAACATATAAAATATTAGTTGATAAGTTTAATGAAAAATATTCAGGATTAGATGAGTCGCAAAAACAATTGTTAAACAAATATATTACTCATGTAAATGATACAAATGCATTGCGTGAATATATTAAAAAAATAATTCCAGGAATTAAATCTGATTTAGCAAATCAATCAAAATCTATAACAGACGCAGCAACTAAAATTAAAGTAGCAAAATTATCAGAAATGCTTTGTAATGTTGAATCAATGAAAACTATTAAAGAATCACATGTATTATCATTGTTACGTTATTTTGATTTAGTTCGCGAATTACAAGGGATGCATTAATGAGGTCATTTTTAAAAGAAATTGAAGACAAATTTTTAGATCTTGAAGAGTCATGTGATAAATGCGACACGCCTAAGTCTCAATGTACATGTGATGAAGAGATTGCTGAACAAAATGTTACCGGGG